GAGGGCCCTACTCTCAAAGTGCGTATCGAGGTGTCGTGACGATAGACCGGGGGAAAAGGTCTGTCAATCACCCATCTCCCAACCCCTCGACATGGGTTAAATCTGTCGGCGAAGGGCCGTTCGATTGAACGTGCTGGGCATCGCTTACCAAAGCCCAGCGGGTCTAAACAACCGTGGCTATACGGGCATTTAGGCATGACCTCGCTACCTTCCGATACATGGGGGGTAGGGGGGTCATTCCCGGGCTTCCGAGCATATGGGAAAGAGATGGCTACAGACCTAGATAGAGATAGGGTGATTCGAGACTTCTGCAAGGCTATGGGTGTGAAGCCCAAGAAGCACCAGAGTCCGAAGCGCATCGCCTACGATCTCATTGCGAACAACACGAAAGACCGGCGCGGTTCAAGGTCAATCAATCAGTACCTCGATGACCACGCCGAACTCATGCGAACGCACACACACAGGAGCACACATGAACGAACTCGATGAAGCATCGTGGGAGCGGTGGGTAGCCTTTCGCAAGGCCATCCGCAAACCCCTCAAGCCGATCAGCGAACACGCGGCGAAACTAAAACTCGCTGGCTTTGGCGCTGACCAAGCGGCGGTAGTAGACCAGTCGATTGCGAATCAGTGGCAAGGTTTGTTCGAGATCAAGAAGTCCGCGCCGCGTCCAGGCGAGAAGCCTGAAAAGACCGACAAGCAACGCGCCGCCGACATTGCCCGCCACGCTGAACAAGACGAGTGGAACGCTCGAATCTGGGGCAAGCAGGAGCCGACCCCCATCCACAGGCTCAAGCTCTGCGAGGCGTACCTTGCGCGGCTGACCATGCGCGAGCCGGATGCGGACGCGATGGAGCGCGTGAAAGACGCCGCGGCTGCTGCGATCCGTGACGCAGACCCGAAGGAGGTCATCGGCAACCCGCACCTCGCGGGGATGGTGCGGCAACTGTTCGGCGAACGCGGTCTTGCGAGGCTGCGGAACCGATGACGCTTTACACGCATTCGGGTGCGCTTCCGGCGCATCGGTACATCTGGATTGAGCCTAACGCCATCGGCCAGCACGACTGGTTGCGCGGGGTGTGGTTTGGGCTGACCTCGTGGCCGGGACGGGCGTGGGGGTGTCATGTCCTGCTCGAGGGCGGGGCGGTGTACCGGAATGTCCCGCTGCACCAGCTCGCGCACCGCAAGACCGACGAGCTTTGGCGAGCGTCGGACGCGCAGACATGGGATGCCTACGGGTGGCAGTTTGCTGCCCTCGAATACCCGTACCTCTCATCGATGAACGCGAGGGTGCGGCTGCAAGATCGGCGCGAGATGGCGGGCGAGTACTGGTTCACGGTGTCGCCGGTCGCCGATGCATTTTCGGCGGTGCCGGAGCAGTCGAAAGAGTTCTACTTCTGCGGATTGGACAATGGGCGCATCACCGCGCAGCCGACGAACCATGTGCTGCTTGAGGACAAATCGTTCACTGCAACGCTGGAGTGGCCGAAGTTTTTGAGACGACAAACAGACTGGCACAGCGCGGAGGACGACAGCAATGCGTGAGCTCGAGATGGTGTTCCAAGTTGGGATAGCGGTCTGGCTGGCGATGCTGGCCGGTGCGCTCATCCGCATCGTCTGGATCTGCATGGAGGAGGCAAGGCGCAAATAGTGTTGATATTAATTTGAATTGAGTTTAGTCTAATCCTGTACACACACAGGAGACGGACATGGAACTCGACGAATGGGACAAGCAGTGGCTCGCCCGCCCGCACACTGCGGATGAGTACAGAGCCGAGATCAAGAGCGCCCTGGAGCGGTGCGCGATGTACTCGGCCCGCATCGATCGGCTTGAGGCCGAGCTCGTGAAGGTCCGCACGGCTGGCTGCGGATACCCCGACTGCCTCACCGACAACCGCTGCGCCCGGATGTGGGCGGGCGAGTGTTCTGGACCGAAAGAGGTGAAGCCGTGAGCACAATCACCCTGATTGAAATCCGCGACGCACTGCGCCGCACAGACCTTGCCTGGTGCGCACTGCACGGGCAGGAACAGATCAGCGAAGAAGAGTTCGACGAGCTTGTCGGGCGCGTCGAGGATGCCGTGGAGGATGCCCAGCATGGAACGCCCGCCTGACTTTGACGCTTTCTTCCGTTTTCTGCTTGAGGTGCTAATCGTGACAGTCGGCGTGTTCCTGTTCTTCGTGGTGCTGTTGGCGTGGATCTCGTGACATGCAAGCCAGGCCGACCGCCCTCTGTCACGATGGAGCAGTACCAGCGGGTCCTCGATGTAAAGGCCGCTCGTGCGGCGCTGCCGACGAATAAGGAACTTGCCCGCGAGCTCGGGGTTCCGGTGTCTACCATCATGGGTTTGCTTGGGCGCGGGCTAAAGGCGTACCAACCGAGGAAAGCGAATGGGCGCAAGTCAAAGGCGTAAGGGCGCAGCCGGTGAGAACGAGCTCGCCAAGATCCTGAGCGATCAGCTCGGCTGGGTGGTCAAGCGCAACATCGGTCAGGCCCGCGACGGCGGGGACGACATCACGACCGGCCAGTTCCGCTGGGAGGTCAAGCGCAGGAAGGGCATCGCCGTGCATGAATGGGTCGAGCAGGCCGTCCGTGCATCCGGTCCCGGCGACATCCCGGTCGTCGCCTGCCGGGGTGACGGCAAGGGTTGGCTCGTGGTGATGCGCCTCGAGGACGCCCTGCCGTTGATCCGTGGCGAGTTGCCGCAGCGGTAGTAGGGGGGTAGACTTGGGGCATGACCGAGACTGAGCGGAAACCTTGCCTGAACTGCAACAGCAGCGGCTGGGTGGCCGATTGGTCTGGCGGGTGGGTGCGGTGTCCCGACTGTGAGCCGCCGCCCCCGCCGAAGGTCGCGGTCGAGTTCGTGCGTGGCGCGAAAGTCAAGCGCAGGGTAGTAGTTGACAATGACTGGCCGTCGGAGGCCGCATGAAAGGCAAGAGCAAGGTCAACGAGGCTGGCAACTACACGAAGCCTGAGATGCGCAAAGGGCTTTTCAGTCAGATCATGGCGAAGGCGACGCACGGCACGGCGGCTGGACAATGGAGCGCACGAAAGGCGCAGCTCCTGGCGAAGATGTACAAGGCCAAAGGCGGTGGTTACAAGTGAAGAAGCCGCAGTTCAGCCTCAAGGTTTGGGGCGAGCAGAAGTGGCGCACCAAGAGCGGCAAGCCCTCGAGCGAGACCGGCGAGCGGTATCTGCCAGAGTCGGCAATCAAGGCTCTGAGTTCAGCCGAATATGCGGCAACCACTCGGGCGAAGCGCGAGGGTAAGGCGCAGGGCAAACAGTTTGTACCGCAGCCCAAGAAGGTTGCGGCCAAGACGGCGCGATATCGGTGAAGGCGCAGCTGCTCGGAGATAACGGCGATCAGGAAGGCGAGGATCTGTTCGGCTTTCGTCGCCGGAGAGGTGGTGCAATTCTGGGAGGAGCCGTCGGCAGGGTGCCAAGACTTGCGCCCAAGGCTACCGCCGGGATCGCCGCAGCGGGTCTCGGTGGTCCGTTGCCGGTTCGCGGTGGCGGTGGCGTACCGGGTGGCCCGCCGAGGCCGGGGCAGGATTATCAGGTCGAGGTGTCAGGATGAAGACCCCAGCATGGCAGCGGAAGGCAGGTCAGAACCCGAAGGGCGGTCTCAACGAGGCCGGTCGCCGCTCTGCCAAGGCCGAGGGGATGAACCTCAAGGCCCCAGTCAAGTCAGGGGACAACCCGAGACGCGCCAGCTTCCTCGCCCGGATGGGCAACGCTCCCGGCCCGATGGTCGGGAAGGACGGCAAGCCGACACGCCTCGCCCTCGCCTTGAAGGCATGGGGAGCGAGCTCGAAGGAAGACGCCAGGGCGAAGGCCAAGGCGATCAGCAACCGCAACAAGGGGAAGTGACATGCCGCTCAAGCAGGGATACAGCCAGAAGACCATCTCGCGGAACATCTCAGCCGAGGTTCGCGCCGGTCGCCCCCAGAAGCAGGCGGTGGCGATTGCCATGAGCACGGCTCGCAAGGCAGCCAAGAGCGCCGGTAAGGGAATGGCAGCACGCAAGCTGATGGCGAAGTGATGCCAGGAGGCAGACCAAGCATCTATACGCAGGAACTGGCAGACCGCATCTGTGAGCGGCTTGCATCTGGCGAGTCCCTGCGGGCTATCTGTTTGGATGAGGACATGCCGAACCGGCAGACAATCCTCAACTGGTTGAATGATAAGGCAGAGTTTGTCGGCCAATACGCACGCGCACGAGAGGATCAGGCCGAGGCTCACGCTGACCGCATCATCGAGATCGCGGACGACGAGAACATCGACGCGAACCACAAGCGCATCATGGTGGACGCCCGCAAGTGGGTAGCCTCCAAGCTCAAGCCGAAGCGGTACGGCGACAAGCTCGACCTCGAGCACAAGGGCGAGGTCGGCCTGACGGTCAATGTGCTGCGGTTCACCGATGCCGATAAACCTACCGGCTAACGGCTGGACTCCCCGCCCGTACCAGATGGGCGCGTGGGGCGCTCTGGAGGGCGGCTGTAAGCGCCTCGCGTTGGCATGGCACCGACGGTCTGGCAAGGACGACATCTCCCTGCACTGGGCTGCTGTGTCGGCCATGCAGCGGGTGGGCGGCATCTGGCACATGCTCCCTCAAGCCAACCAGTCCCGGAAGGCCATTTGGGACGCGGTGGACCCGCACACTGGCAGGCGACGCATCGACGCTGCATTCCCGCCCGAGCTGCGGGAGACGACCCGCGAGCAGGACATGTTCCTGCGGTTCAAGAACGGTTCGACTTGGCAGGTGGTCGGCTCGGACAACTACAACAGCCTCATCGGTTCCCCGCCCATGGGGGTGGTGTTCTCCGAGTACGCGCTCGCCGATCCCAATGCTTGGGCGTTCCTGCGTCCCATCCTTGCGGAGAACGGCGGCTGGGCCATTTTCATCTCGACACCTCGAGGCCGGAATCACTTCGCCCGTCTGGTGGACTACGCCCGCAAGGACCCGGAGTGGTTCGGTCAGGTGCTGACGGTCGAGGATACCAAGGCCATCTCGCTCGACATCATCCAGCGAGAGCGCAAGGAGCTGCGGGTCGAGCGCGGTGAGAAGGAAGCCGAGGCCATCATCCGTCAGGAGTATTACTGCGACTTCGACGCTGACATTCCGGGGGCGTACTACGGCGATGCCATCCTCAAGGCCGAGCAGGGCGGCAGGTCTGGCGAGTTTCCGCATATCGTCGGCCAGCCGGTCGGCACCGCATGGGACATCGGCATCGGTGACTCGACGGTCATCTGGTTTTACCAGCTCGTCGGCCAAAAGGTGCGCATCATCAACGTCCTCGAGGGGTCCGGCGTTGGGCTCGAGTGGTACGCCAAGAAGCTTCTCGCCATGGACTATGTGTATGCCGATCACATCTGGCCGCACGATGGCGCGGTGAAGGAGTGGGGGTCTGGCAAGTCCCGGCTCGAGACAGCGGCGGGATATGGGCTCAAGCCACGGGTGCTGGAGGCTGACTCGGTGGACGATGGCATCCAGGCGGTGCGTCAGATGCTGCCGGTGGTCGAGTGGAACAAGGCTCCCGACCCGTTCCCCGGCGAGAGTGCCGAGGATGCAGCGGCTCGCATGACCCGAGCGATCGACGCCATCCGGCAGTACCGGCGGGAGTACGACGACCGGCTGCAGCGGTTCAAGGACAGGCCGCTCCACGACTGGACGAGTCATTACGCCGATGCCCTGCGGTATCTCGCCAAGGGTCGCAGACCGTTCCGTGGGACGGTGCGGCGGGCTGGTCCGGGGGTGGCTGTAGCAGATTACTCAGTGTTCGGCTAGACTCGCGCCAAAGTCTGCCACGAGGTGCGCCATGTCCGGTCTGTTCAAGCCCAAGATGCCGAAGATCGAGCCGCCCCCGCCTGCTCCCGAGATCGATGTGGCGAAGCAGCGCGAGATCGAGTCCACCCGGCTGCGTCGGCGGCGCGGGCGTGCTGCCACGATGATGTCCACGCCTGAGACCCAGCAGATGGGCGGCGTCGCTACGACCCGACTGCTGGGCGGCGGCATGTAATGGCGACGAAGAAGATCACGCAGTTCAGCTCGCTAGCGCAGATCGACCTTGATTCTGCGGCTGATGTCCTGCCGATCGTCGATGTCGGCGCAAGCGAGACCAAGAAGGTCACGGCGAAGGCGCTGACCGGCGGGGCGGTGACCGACCTTGCCGCGACCTGGAACAATGTCGCCACGACCTTCAACGGCATCAAGCTCGATGTCACCGACACGGCCTCTGCAGCTGGGTCGTTCCTGCTCAATCTGCTCATCGGCGGTGCTGCCCGGTTTCAAGTGACCAAGGCCGGAAACGTGAGCGCCGCCGGCACCCTAGCAGTCACGGGCGCATCAACCCTGACTGGCGCAGTGACGTTCAAGAACGCGGCGCGGTCCGACTCGGCGACTGCTGGGGTGGGGTATGCGACTGGCGCGGGTGGGGCTGTCACGCAGCTCACCAGCAAGGCGACCGGCGTCACGCTCGACAAGATCTGCGGCACCATCACGATGCACAACGCGACTCTGGCGCACCAGACCCCTGTCGCATTCACGCTGACGAACAGCGCCATCGAGGCGACCGATGTGGTGGCCGTATGCGTGAAGTCAGGCGGCACTGCTGGTGCGTATCTAGTGAGCGCCGGCGCTGTCGCGGCTGGGTCGTGCTCCATCACCCTGTTCAACGCCCAGACCTCGGGCAATCTGTCCGAGGCCGTGGTGCTCCAGTTCGCAGTCATCAAGGCCGTAGCGGCCTAATCGGAGATAGACATGGCAACAGGCATTGTTCTCGTATCGAACGCCAGCGCGACTGGCGCATATTATCCGTGGCCCGGTGGCCGTGGTGAGTTTCGGGTGGAAGGCAGCTTCCCAGGAACGGTAAAGCTCGAGACGAAAGGCCCGAACGGCACCGCGCAGGATGTCGGCGTATTCACGACCCTGACCGCTGCCGGAGGTGGCATCTTCGAGCTCGGCGCTTGCGAGATTCGCTGCAATATCGCAACAGCTACCGCTGTCTATGCCGTTGCACTGCGGATTCCATCGCCGTCGTTCTGATGAACACGGAAGGCACCGATCTGCTGCGGACCTGTCCGCGCACCTTCCGGCGTACTATGGTGCGCACGGTGGCAGAGCCGTCGCTGTACCTCGACTTCACGGCGTCCAACACGCTTGATCCCCGCGTCACCTTCGCCCGCGCCTCGACTGCGACGTTCTTCAACTCGTCTGGCGTACTGTCTACGGCTGCAATTGACGAAGCCCGCTTCGACTACAACCCCACGACGCTTGCGCCGCTCGGCTTGCTCATTGAGGAGCAGAGGACGAATTCCATCCGCAACAACACAGGGCAGGGTGCAGTGGCGGGTACGCCGGGGACGTTGCCGACGAATTGGACTGGAGGAACAACGGTTGACAATCTTACACGAGAAATTGTCGGCACAGGCACAGAAAACGGCATCAACTACATTGACGTTCGTTATAGCGGTACATCTGGAGCATCTGGAAATCTCACGGTGTTGACGTTTGACGCGCTTAATTTCATTACTGCCGCAAATGCACAAACATGGACAGGCGCTGCGTATTTTAAGTTGGTTGCTGGAACGCTGACTAACGTAACTCTGTTGTCGCTTACTGTTCGGTACAACGATTCTTCGGGGTTGTCGTTAACGTCTCAAAACTCTGCGTTTACGCCAACGGCTAGTTTAGAGCGTGTTACTAATACATTTACTGCCGCGAATGCATCGACAGCATTTGTCATTGCAACGCTTGTTGCAAATTTTACTAACAATTTACCAGTAGATTTCACCCTCCGCATCGGCCTGCCCCAACTGGAGCAAGGCGCATTTGCCACTTCGGTCATCCCCACCACCACCACCGCCCTCACGCGCAATGCGGATGCAGCGAGCATGACGGGGACTAATTTTTCGGATTGGTATAACGCGGCGGAGGGGACATTTGTTGTAAATTTTGCAATTCCAAACGCAACGGATTCGCGCAGTCAATTAACAGCAGGCGATGGAACCGCAAATGAACGGATAATTATTACTAATAATTCGTCTTTGTCGGGAACGGCTTTTCGCGTAGTGGATGGCGGCTCTGACCAATGCGATATAAGCAGGTCGCAATCATTTGCAAATAACGCAACAGTTAAAGTTGCGGGTGCATACAAAGTCAATGACTTTGCAATTTCTCAGAATGGCGGCTCTGTGGGAACAGACACAAGCGGGACGTTACCGACCGTCACAACCTTGTTTATTGGGACAAATGGGGTGGTTCAGTATTCAAATTCTTACATCCAACGCATCGCCTACTACCCCACCCGCCTCGCCGACACCACCTTGCAGGCACTAACCGCATGACCGACTACTACCTCCGCGCAACCACCGCCGCAGCCCTCTACAGCGCACTAGAGGCGGCAGGGGTCGTGACCCAAGGCGAGGGCGGCTGGCATGTCACAGACGGCCACAGGTACGCGCTCGATGTCATAGGCGCGATCTACGCGCCGACCGGCAAGATGCTGCGAGGGAATGAGGGCGAAGTGCCGGAAATGAAACTGCTAGACGGTTTTCATGCTAATTTGCGTGTTATAAATGCAAGCAATTTTGATGCTAATATGCTTAACAAAATAGCAATCAATGTGCCTACTAATCCGGCAAGAGGGTGGGCGTGATGGCCGATGTGCGTGCTGTTGAAGTTCTTGAAGGATACGACCGGCTGAAGGGCGCTCGTGGCACTTGGGAGAACCATTGGCAGGAGGTAGCCGAGCGCGTCTGGCCGTCGATGGCCGAGATGACCGGCCAGCGCACACCTGGCGAGAAGCGGTCGGAGAAGATATTCGACTCGACGGCGCAGCGAGCGTTGCCCCGATTCTCTGCCGCGATGGACTCGATGCTGACACCCGCCACGCAGATGTGGCACGGGTTGCATACCGGCATCCCCGATCTCGATGAGAATGTGGCGGTGCAGCGGTGGTGCGATTCCCTGCGCGATGTCCTGTTCCGGCAGCGGTATGCGCCGACCGCCAACTTCGCCTCGCAGGTGTTCGAGTGCTACATGAGCCTCGGTGCGTTCGGCACCTCGACGCTGTTTATCGACGAGATCCCAGGCGTGACCTTGCGGTACCGCGCCATCCCGCTCTCCGAGATTGTCATCGACCTCGACCATACGGGTCGGGTGGACACGGTGTACCGCTGTTTCCAGTTGACGGCGCGGCAGGCGATGCAGGTGCCGGGCTGGGCTGACAAGCTCCCGCGAGGTATCAAGGCTGCGGGAGATGCGAAAGCGAACGACATGTTCGAGTTCATCCACTGCGTCAAGCCGAACGACGGGTATAAGTCGGGCAAGGCCGGTGCAGACGGGATGCAGTTCATGTCGCGCTATGTTGCCCGGCAGGGTGATGCGCTGCTGGCAGAGTCGGGCTATCGCTCGATGCCGTATGCGGTGGGTCGGTATGTCACCGGCCCGCGTGAGATTTATGGGCGGTCACCTGCGATGGAGGCTCTGGCCGACATCAAGTCCCTGCAGGAAATGGAAAAGACCATGCTTCGGATGGCGCACCGCATGGTCGACCCGCCGCTCATCCTCTCCGAGGAGGGGGCCTTGAATGCCTTCTCGGTGCGCCCCAATGCACTGAACTACGGCTACCTCCGAGAGGATGGTACGCCGTTGGTTCAACCCCTGATGACTGGCGGGAACCTGCCGATCGGGATGGAGATGGCCGACCAGAAGCGCAGGGCGGTGAACGATTCGTTCCTTGTCACGCTGTTCCAGATTCTGGTCGAGAGTCCCCGCGTGATGACGGCGACCGAGGTCATGCAGCGAGCGCAGGAGAAGGGTGCGCTGCTCGGGCCTACGATGGGTCGGCAACAGTCGGAGTTCATCGGCCCCATCATCGAGCGCGAGCTGGACCTGCTTTCGGCGTCTGGCGCGTTGCCCGTACCGCCCCCGCAGCTCATGGATTATGTGATGGCGGGTGGCGAGATTCTGCCGAAGTACACCGGCCCGCTCGCTCGGCTGATGCGTGCCGAAGAGGCTGCAGGCATCCTGCGCACCATCGAGGCGATCCTGCCGGTGGCGCAAGCGTCGGGGGACATCAAGGTGCTGCGGCGCATCAACGCTGACCAGGCACTCAAGGTCATCGCCGAGGCGAACAATGTCCCGGCCAAGGCGCTGCGGACGGACGAGGAGCTCGAGGCCATGGACATGGCAGATCAGCAGGCCGCACAGATGCAGCAACTTCTCGCGGCGGCTCCGCTTGCGGGTCAGGCTGCGGAGCGGTTTGCCAGGGCCGAGCAGATTGCGGCCTCTGCGCCTCGGCGTGAAGTGCTCGGGATTTAATCGATGGCGAACGATTCCGACATCCTTGCGGTCAGACTTAACCTGTTGCACGAAGACGTGGGCGAGATCAAGACGGCGCTCGGCAAGCTGTCCGATGCCATCACGAAACTTGCGCTTGTGGAGCAGAACCAGTTGCAGACGGCAGAAGCGATGGAGCGTGCGTTTACGGCAATCGAGCGCATCGAGCGCCGGGTTGAGAAGCTGGAGCATTCCGGGTGGGAGAGTTCGCACTCGGCCAAGTGGGTTGACCGCGCCATCGTGGCGGCTATCACGGTCGGTGGCATGGCGTTGCTGCGGGCTGTCGGGATCGGCTGACATGACCAGCCGCCGACTTGAGGACCTGCACCCGCTGATGCGTCCGCTCGTAAATGCGTTTCTCTCGGCGTGCAAGCATGACGACATCGACATCCTCGTGACCTGCACCTACCGAAGCGATGAGGAACAGGCGCGACTGTACGCGCAGGGGCGCACGAAGCCCGGCCTCAAGGTGACGAATGCGAAGCCCGGCCAGTCGATGCACAATTTCCGCTTCAACGGCAAGCCTGCAAGTCTGGCCGTAGACATTGTGCCGCTGGTGAATGGCAAGCCGGTCTGGTCTGCGACCGCTCCGGTCTGGCAAAAAGTCGGGAAACTCGGCGAGGAGGCTGGCCTCGAGTGGGCGGGACGGTGGAAGCGGTTCCGCGAGTTCCCGCATTTCCAGCATCCGCGAGCGAAATCTGTGCGTTTATCCGTCAACTGATCGTATTACAGAGCGAGGTGAATCATGAGTGCTGAACAAATTGCGGGCATTGTCCGTGCTGTCGTTGCCGCCATCGGTGGCTATTTGGTCGGGAAGGGCATTGCGGATGCCGAGACCATCGCTGCGGTGGGTGGCGCTGCTGCCACGATCGCTGCTGCTGTGTGGTCGGTGTTGGCTAAACGCAAGGGCGAGCCGCAGGCGTGAAGGTCTGGGCGGCGGTTGCCGTCGCCCTACTCGCTGCCGGGTGGTTCGGGTTTTCGTATGCGTACCGGGCGGGCCGTGACGCTGGCTCTGCGGCTGTCAGGGCGGACTGGTCCGCTGATATCGCCAAGTCTGAGAAGGCCGCGAGAGAGGCTCTGGCTGCGGCTCATGCGGCATACAGGGCTGACATCGCAAGGCGCGAGGGGGTAGAGCGTGACCTACAGGCGAAACTCGGTGCTGCTGACCGGCGTGGTCGTGACCTTGCTGGGCGGCTGCGCTCACAAGCCTGTCCCCTGCCCGGTGCCGGTCACGACACCGCCGCCGGGGTTGATGGTGCCACCGGAGAGTCCAGCGACGCGGGAGAGGTTGGAGAGGCTCTTGCCTCCCACTTCGCCGCGTGTGAACGAGACGCGACCCGATTTGCCGAACTTCAGGACTGGGTGAGATGAGCCGCTATGCACGGTTGCAGATCCCGAGGCGGTTCCAACTGCACGGGCATCGACTCACCGTGCGCATCATCCCTCGCAGTCGCTGGCCGCATTCGATGGATACCGTCGGGATGTACGACCCTGCCTGTCACCGCATCGACCTGCGCGGCGATCAGGGCGACACCGAACTCCAGCAGACCTTTTGCCACGAGTGGGCTCATGCACTGCTCGATGAGATGAACCATCCCCTATCGCACGACGAGGTATTCGTGGACAACTTGGCGAGCCTACTTCACCAGTCCCTGACGACATTCGACTGGGGAGCCAAGTCATGATGACCGCATCGGATCAGGACTTCATCGCGGCGTGGCAGCGTCTCAAGCGTCCAGCAGATGTAGCGAAGGCGCTCAACCTCTCGGTGCGGCAAGTGTTCACCCGTCGCCGATCGCTCGAGACGCGGCACGGCATCGTGCTCGAATCTGAAAACACTAGGGTCTGCAACGAGAACACGCGAGGCCCGTCGGGCGCAGCCTTCCGCGCCAGCAAGCTCGCCGCCGAGCGGGCGGTCAAGTACGAGGGCGAGATGCACGACACCATCGAGGACGGCGTGGTGCTCGTGGCGTCGGATTGCCATTACTGGCCGGGGGTTGTCACCGTTGCGCACGAAGCCTTCTGCCGTCTCGCCAAGGCGCTCAAGCCCGAGATGGTCATCCTCAACGGCGACATCCTCGACGGGGCTCGCATCAGCCGCCACCCGCGCATCATGTGGGAGCAGCAGCCGCAGCTGAAGGATGAGATCCACACCGTGCAGGACCGCTGCGCCGAGATCGAGCGGGCGGCAGGCTCGGCCAAGCTCGTGCGCACCATCGGCAACCATGATGCGCGGTTCGAGAACTATTTGTCTGGCCGCGTCGCCGAGGTTGAGGGGATGCCTGGCACGACGCTGCTCGACTTCCTGCCGTCATGGCGCGCCGGCTGGTCGCTGCACCTCAACGCCAAGACCGACTCGTGGGTCTGCATCCGGCACCGCCCGGTTAATGGCGGCATCCACGCGGCCTACAACAGCGCCCTAAAATCCGGCGTGAGCTACGTCCACGGCCACCTGCACCAGCTCAAGGTCACGCCGTGGGGCGACTACCGAGGCAGGCGCTACGGGGTTGACTGTGGCACGATGGCCGACATCACCGGCCCGCAGTTCACTTATGTCGAGGCGGGGCCGGTCAACTGGGCGTCGGGGTTCGCTGTCCTGACATTTCGAGAAAAGCGAATGCTGCCGCCCGAGCTTTGCGTCGTCGAGGGCGGCAAGGCGTGGTTCCGGGGCGAGGCGGTATGAGCGACACCCTGCTCTGCCGTCTGTGCTGGTGGGCGGCTGGCATCACCCAAAAGCAGAGCCGGGTCTGGTGCTCTCATGCAGTGCATCACGGGTGGTACACTGACGCCCCCGGCTGCGATGGCAAGGCCTTTCGCCAGGACGACGACCGAAAATGAATCACATGCTGGCGCGTATCCGTCAGATCCTGTGGAGAAGCCGCGCATACAAGCGGCTGTTCCTCAACCCCCAGAGTAATGAACTGTCCGACGATGGCCGGATAGTGATCGCGCATCTGAAGCGGTTTGCGAGGCTCGGAAAGCCTCCGGCATCACCCGGTGCGCAGGTGGACATGTTCCAAGTTGGCCGGATGGTTGGCCGACAGGAAACGGTGCAGATGATTGTCGAGGCGCTGCACCTGGACGAGAGAACCTTGACCAATCTGCAAGAGGACTTCAGAGATGAGTGACGAACAAGGGTCTGCACCCGCAGGCAACCCGACTGCTCCGGCAGCGGCTCCTGCATGGTACGCGCCGGAAGGTCTCGACCCCACCACCACGGGCCAGCTCGGCGAGTTGGTCAAGGCGAAGGGGTGGAAGGGACCGGCTGACGCGCTTCTGTCCTATCAGAACCTCGAGAAAGTGTTCGGCGCTGACAAGGCCGGTCGCACCATTCTCGCCCCCAAGTCCGATGATGACGCTGACGGGTGGAGCGCGGTCTACAACCGGCTCGGTCGCCCGGAGAGTGCTGACAAGTACGAGCTGCCGGTGCCGGATGGCGATGACGGTTCGTTTGCGCAGGCTGCGGCCCCGGTGCTGCACGAGCTCGGGCTTACCACGAAGCAGGCCAAGGGGCTTGCGGAGTGGTGGAACCAAGCTTCGAGTACGCGCATCGAGGCGGCTGACGAAGCATTCTCCAAGCAGTCCGAGGCCGAGTATTCGGCGCTCAAGGGCGAGTGGGGCGCGGCTGCTGCCCAGAACGAGGAGCTCGCCAAGCGGGCGGTGCTCAAGTTCGGCAAGGAAGCCGGGATCGACGAGGCGACCTTTGACTCGCTCGAGCGGGCGATCGGCACCGCGAAGGTGATGAAACTGTTCCACGCCATCGGTGCCAAGTTCGGCGAGGCTGACTTTGTGGGCAGCGACACCCCGTCGGGCGGTGCGTTGACCCCGGCGCAGGCCAAGAACAAGGTGGCCTCGCTGTTCGCCGATCAGGAGTTCATGGGTCGGTATATGCACCAGGACCAGCGCGTCCGGCAGAGTGCCATCGAGGAGATGATGGCGCTTAACCGGATGGCGAATCCGGGTGTCACCGAGGAGTAGTTGCATCCGGCAGATGGTCGTCGTACTATCCGCCCGTGTGTTCTCCTCTGTGTGTTGCCGGGAGGGTTAAACCTCCCGGCTCTTTACCAGAGGTCGGGCAAGCCGCGAGGCCCCGCTGACAGCCGGAAAGACGGTCGCTCGGCCCGAGCGGAACGGGCAAGGATTCCGGCCCCGGTAACGGACAAGCCATCCGAGAACATCGTCATTTAATGTTTTCTGGAGGGCTATCATGGCCGACAATATCGCATCCGTTTATGCCGTTCAGTACGGCACGAACATCTCGCTGCTCCTGCAGCAGAAAGGCTCCAAGCTGCGCCAAGCGGTGCAGACTGGCTCGTACAAGGGCAAGGCTTCTGAAGTCGTCACGCAGTACGGTGCCACCAGCGCCCGTGCCGTTTCGACCCGGTACTCGCCGATCGTCCCGGTCAACACCCCGAACAACCGTCGGTGGGTGTTCCCCGAGGACTACGATTGGGCTGACCTGATCGACAACTTCGACAAGCTCCGTCTCCTCGCCGACCCGCAGTCTGCCTATTCGCAGAACGGGCTCTACGCGATGGGCCGCGCCATCGATGATGTCATCATCTCGGGCATCTTCGGAACGAACAAGACCGGCGAGGCCGGTGGCACGAGCACCGTGTTCGACACCACCAACCAGCAGATCGCTGTGAACTACGCTGCCTCGGGCAACGTGGGTCTCACGGTGGACAAGCTGCGTGAAGCGCGTCGCATCCTGATGGAGAACGAGGTCGACCTCGATGCCGAATCGGCGTACTGCGCCATTTCTGCCGAGCAGCACGACGACCTTCTCGGTCAGTTGCAGGTCACGAACGCCGACTTCAACACCGATGCTCCGGTGCTGCAGGATGGCAAGGTGACCCGCTTCCTCGGGATCAACTTCATCCACACCGAGCGTCTTCCGACCTCCTCGAGCCATCGTCGCTGCCCCGTGTGGGTGCCGTCGGGTGTTCACCTGGGCGTCTGGAACGACATCATGTCCAACGTCACGCAGCGTCGTGACCTGTCTTCGCACCCGTATCAGGTCTACCTGATGGGTACCTTCGGTGCCACGCGCACGGAAGAGAAGAAGGTCGTCGACATCCTGTGCGCGGAATAAGGGAGTAAATAGTCATGGCAGTTGTTGCAGTTAAATCAACCCTTATCACCAACGCAGACGCGACCCCGGTCGTGCTCAACAACCCCCGTGTAGACGGCGGCTTTGAGCGCATTGAGGTTGCCACGGCAGATATCGCGAGCGGAGACAGCGTTGCTTCGACCTACCGGATGTTCCGCGTACCGTCGAATGCGGTGATGACCGATCTCCGTATCTACTCGCCCGACATCGGCACCACGACCGCCGCCGATATCGGCCTCTACCGCACCGCCAAAGATGGCGGCGCGGTGCAGGATGCCGATTTCTTCGCGTCGGCTCTGGTGCTCAACGCGGGTGCCATCAACGGCACTGATGTCCTGCATGAGGCGGCGGTGTTTACCATTGCCAACTCGGGCAAGGAGCTGTGGGACGCCCTCGGTCTTACGAGCGATCCGTCGGTGTTCTACGACGTCACTATGACCCTCACGGGCGCTGCTGACGCGGCCGGCACCGTGAAGCTCATCGGTCGTTACACGGCGTAAGGTACAGGGGCGGGTCGGGTAACCGGCTCGCCCCTTCTTTCGGGAGACGAACATGGCAGAGCGTTTTTACGGAATCGACCGGGGCGAGCAGGGTGTCCGCAACGTGACGGAAGGCTCAGCCTCCACGGCCACGACCGACGTCGAGGTGCGTGTTGACCTAGCCGCCAATATGCAAAAGATGGAAGTCTTGCTTGCCCTTGATGTCATCAAGGAAGCGATTATCCAGGATACTTGGCCGCCAGCCTGATAGCTGCGGGAGGAGCCCGTGGCTACGAGTGACGTTGCAATTGCGAACCTTGCGCTCACCAAGATTGGTGACCTGCGGATCACTTCGCTTACGGATAACACCAAGCCTGCGCGTGAGCTGAACGCCATCTATGGGATGCTGCGGGACAAGCTGCAGCGCACCTACAACTGGCGGTTTTGCGTGAAGCGGGCGAACATCGCGGCAGATGTCGCGGTGCCGACCTTCGGCTATTCGTACCAGTTCACCCTGCCGACCGACTGCTTGCGCATCCTGCAGGTTGGTGCGTTTTTCCCTGCCT